TTTTTTGCTTGAAACAGTTTAATGTCTAAATCTACACCTGCTTTTTTTGCTTCTATCTGTAATTTAAATTCTTCTGCTTTTGCTTTCTTCTCTTCTTTTTCTTTAAAGAAGTCCATTATGGTAGGCACAGTAGAGGTAGCAAATCCTAATACACTTCCTAATATTGTAAGCATTATATTCCTTTATACATCAGTTCCATTATTTTTAAAACTATCAGTTAAATTTTTTAATTTAAGATATGCTTGTTTGATTCGATTTTCTTCATCACTAATTTTTGCATCAAATGAGGATGTATCTGCTTCAAATGTATAATAGATATTTGATGCGAGGGGGGTATCTGGATTTTTCTGTCTTTGATATTCATTGGCCCAAACCCAGACACGGGCTTGATATGTATTTTCTGAATTTTCTATGTCCCAAGGTATAAGTTGATGAACTTTATAATATGCTTTATCTACAATTATTCCATTAGTTGTTAGATAAGACTTTTCTATTGCCATATTAACTGCTCTGTAGATCCTGTGCTTCTTTATGTTCTGGATCGTCTTTATCTTTGAACCAGTAATCGGTGCTTTTTGCTAAAACTGCAACATAGGCTCCAACCAAAATGTTTATTAATTGCATATGATTATCTGCAACACTATCTGAAAAAAATAGCAAATATAAAAGGATTAAAAACGTTCCCATAATAACCCAAGACAAACTAATCCTGGCCCACCAATTTTTTACTTTTCTTTTTTCTATAGCCGATAGTTCTTCACCCGACTGTTTTGTAGATATAGGCATTATATTTCCTCATAATGATTCAGTTTAAAAAATGATATTAACCTTCTGAAGGTAATCCTGTCCCAATTGCAGTAATAGTTTCTCCACCCGCTTCTGCATTTCTAATTTTTAAAGCACTACTATATGCTTGATCTAAAATTTCAGTATTCATATATTTCACATTGGTAGGATCATATCCAAATCCAACTAAATAATCTTGTTTTTCTGAAACTGTAAGTTCTGTTTCTCCTTCGGGTTCTTTTACTTCAGGAGTTTCTTCTTCTGCTTCTGCTTCGTTCACTATTTGATCTAATTGATCCCCAATAGTAACTTCTTCATTTTGTTGAAGAGGATCTACTATTTCTACATTAGCAAAAGTATCTTCTTTAGGACTTTGCACTTTAACCTCATCTGTATGATGAAGAAGAAGTTTTTTAAGTTCTTCTTTTTCTGCATCAGACAAACTTTCAAATAACTCTTTTACATTTAACATTTTTTTCCTTTTAAACTGGTGCTACTTGTTCATCATCAAATTCACATCCGCAAGGATTTTCAGACGAACACTCACATGGATCACAGGTGCAATTTGAACATTTGCATTCTGGATTATTACACATTTTTAACTCCTTTATATTTATGTTTATACAGGATTTTGCTCTTATTTAAGTATTTATTCCACGTTTATTCTTATAATCTGCTATTGCTCCTTTAATTGCATCTTCTGCAAGAACAGAGCAATGAATTTTTACTGGTGGTAATGATAATTCTTCTACAATTTCGGTATTTGTAACAGCAAAAGCCTCATCTAAACTTCTTCCCTTTACCCATTCAGTTGCAAGTGAAGAACTAGCAATTGCAGAACCACATCCAAATGTTTTAAATTTTGCATCAACTATTTTATCATTATCATCCACCTTAATTTGTAATTTCATTACATCACCACATTCTGGTGCGCCTACAAGAGCAGATCCAACGCTTGGATCATTCTTATCAAGGCTTCCAATATTTTTTGGATTTTGAAAATGATCTACTACTTTTTCTGAATATGCCATATTAATTCCATCCTAGGTGTTGTTTTCCATCTGCGGGAATATCTTTTACAGGAGTAAAACTTTCTCCACATCCACAGACATGCTCATATTTGAGCCGTTTGAAAATAAATCCTTGTTCTACTAAATTTCCTATTTTATAATCTACTTCTACATCACCAATTATATCATTAAGAATATATTCATCTACTATTAATTTAACTCCATATTGTTCAAAAATCAAATCAGTAGAATTTACTGTATCTTCATAATCTAAACTATATTTCCAACCAGAACATCCGCCTGAATTTGCTCCTACTCTTAAATATGAATCCACCCAATGTTTATCTTCATCAATACACATTTGTTTAAATTCTACAGCGGCTTTTTCTGTTATTTTAAGTTCACATCCAACTTGGTGTTTCTGCTCCATTTACTCCTTCATGCATAAATGATGTTCTACATCCACAACTACCTTTTGCAGATGGGTTATTAAACTTTAGTCCTCTATCATTTAAATCGTCTGACCAATCAATCTCTGTATCTTTAATATATAGATGACTTTTTTTGTCTACTAAAATATTAAGTCCGAAAGATTCAAATTCTAAATCAAATTTTCCTCTCCGACTCTCAAAATCTACTGTATAAGTAAATCCTGAACATCCTCCGCCCTTAACTCCGACTCGTAATACTGTATCATTAGATACTTTTTGTTCTTTCATAATACTTAATATTTTACTAGCGGCCTTTTCTGTTAAACTGATCATTTTCTCCTGAAGAACCCCATCCATTACAGATGGGGTGCGCCAATTATTTGTTTTCAACAAATTCATAGAGTTCGGCGGCCTTCTTCTTAATATCCTCAATGGAATAAGAATCAGGTTGAAGTTCTTTCCATAACTTCATATTAGCATCGCCTTGTTCTTTAGCAAATTCCCATGCATCAATAGCAAATTGTGCTTGTTTTTGTTGTTGATCATAAAGATAACCAGAAGCCATCTCTAAAAGTCTAAATCTTAATTCATATGGATTAGACATAATTTCTCCTTATGTGTGTGTTTGTGTGTGTAATGGATTGTTTCTGTTCCAAGGCACAATCCCCAAGCCCGTCAGCAATTAAGCGGCTAATGCCACTTGTGCTGAATAATAATCGTTATTATTTGCGATTAATTTAAATGACATTTTACATCTGTCAAGATGATCTCCTCTGTATAATCACACTCAATCGAATTCTATTACAGCCCCATCAAAGAAGCACAAAAGCATAAGTTAACATAATTATAACGACTATAATTAATACTACTAATATTGCTATATCTGAACCGCTCATAGATGTTCCTTTGGTGGAGCTGATCGGAATCGCACCGATGTCTTAAATGCTACTCTACAGTATCAACGATAAAACTATTTAGACAAATCTTGTGTCACATCCTTGATTTTTTCTATTTGTTTAGTAATAATTTCTTCACGATTCGGCCAATAAATGTAATCTTTATCTGGATTTTTCATAAGATTATATAAAAGAGGTAAAATCAATTGTTCAATTTTACCCATATCTTCTACATATTTTTCTTCCAAATAATCTTTTTTATAACCAATTTCTTTAATAGCAGAATCTATTTTCTTTTCCAATGCTGAAAAATCTTTTGATTTTGCTTCAACTTGTTCAATCTTTTTTTCTACTTCAGTAGTTTTTGCTTTATATTCTTCATCATCTACTGCGGAAAAACCGAAGTCAAAACTAGCATATTCATCAGGTATTTGTGCCATGTTCGTATCCGTATTTGCAAATCCAATAAGAGTCAACTATATCTGAAATGGGATTTTTATCACATTTTGTTTGAAATTCTTTTGTGAGTTCTCTCTGTGTGTCAGATACAAAAGATTCATACATTAATTCTTTATTTGCGTTTCCCTTATCGGATGCGTATTTTTTAATTACTGTGGGAGGTATCATTTCATACCTCAGTTTAAAATTGAGTAAAGTATTCTTTAAAATTGCCATATTTTCCGCAATTTGTAAAACTCGTTGTCCGTTTGCGGCATAAGCATAATCTTCAATATAAACTATTTCTGGTCTTTTAGTATATTTTACAATACATTCTATTACCCAAGAAGATAGTCCTAAATATCTTTCCATCTCTGTGTTATATTTAGGATATTCTGTGATTTGAATATTATGTAAAAGACCCCATCTTTCAAGTTGTCTGTCGTTTTTTGCTAAACAATAATGTTTAATATTTTCATATTTCCATTCACCTTCACATTCTGTTATTGCTGGACTTGTTAGTGAATAATCAATTCCCACATGCAAATCATGTATCCCAGTTATCATCGTCCTCTTCTTGTAGTTCTATCATCTCTCCACAATAAGAACAAAATTGTACTTTTTCTTCGTCTTCTTCATGAATAATAACTTCGTACATTCTAGAACAAAATGTACATTCAATTTTTTCAGATATCTCCATTGTTGTCTAATGCTTCCTCTAATTCTCCTACTGTCAGATAAACCTTACCATCCAAAAAAATTTGAGGAACTTTTTTACTTCCTGTAACTGACAATATTTTACCAAATAATTTCTTATCTGCTTGAATGAACATGTATTGTTTTTTATGTTTATTTAATAAAGATTTTGCTTTGTCACACATTGCACATTCATTGAAAGTAAAATGTCCAACAACATAATTTCCTTTATTAAAGTCTATTTCGTATTTTAACATTATAAATCCACTACTTCGCATCCTTCATCTGCGGCACAAGCCAATTCTTGTGATCCTACAGTAAAATCTTTTTCTTCATATGAAGACAATAATGACCAATCAACATTTTTAGGCATTGCCTTTAATGTTGTTGTATATTCTTCTTCTGTACAATCTTGATATGGTGCTTGTCTGTATGTATGTTCTGAAAAGGGGAGAAAAGATATTCCGCTAATATCATCAAAATTTTGCCAAACCCAATTTCCCATTTCTGGCCATTCAGGCTCTTTAACAGAAATAGTAATAGAAGGTTTATGCTCACACCAATGTTTTTGATATGTAGACCAGATTTTTAATTGTTCTATTGCAGTTATATCTGTTCTACATATTGCATTTTTTGGACTTTTCATAGGAAACGAAAATACAGTTGTATGCTTAGGTTTCATTACATCTGGTTCATTTGGAAATTTCGCATCTTTCATAAATTTACAAAGGGGGTCTTTATTATCTGCACGAACCGTTCTAATATAGTATGGATTATGACGAGCATGTATACCACTAGCACTATCGACCAACTGGCTAACAGTACCAGAAGGTTTAACACAGGTGATAGAGGCTGACTGTGATATTCCGAGTTTTTCTGAGAATTCCTTATTTGTTTTGATTGCGACATTCCTTAGATTTTCTAAAAGTTGTTCTAAATTTCCTTTTTTTCCATTTGTTAAAGAATTATCCATTATTCCTGTGAGGGAGACACCCAAAAGCCGCTCCTCTTCGCAATTCTTCTTCCACTCTCTTGAGAGATATTTGAAACTGGTGAGGGTTGATTGAAATGTTCCAAGGATAGTTGCAGTTCGAACTTTTTCTTCCAAAGATTTGGAATCGTCCCGTCCTCTGACCACGACTTCTGAAAGGTTGCAGAATTCTCTGCTTCTAAGAATGATCTCGCTACACGGATTGGTACCAAAATCTTCTTTTGGTTCTCTTCTGATTTTTTCTTCACTATTTAACCTTTCTACTTGTTGTTTGGCCGCTTGACTATTATAAATTCCTCGTTCTCCAGATTTTGAATCGTAAAGAGATAACCATTCTCTCATAAAAGTCCCAACATCTGGCTTTTCTTTATAATTTACAGAATTATTTGCAAGGG